CTGCTGGAAACCAAGAATCTGGTGGCGAGATAGCTCAGCTGGTAGAGCAGAGGACTGAAAATCCTTGTGTCGACGGTTCGATTCCGCCTCTCGCCACCATTTTTCTTTTAACCCTTGCAATCATTGCATTTTATGCGTGTCCGAAACCCTGTTTTTCAACCCCTGTATGCATTCTGTATGCATTTTTTGCGAGGCAACGAGATGGAATGTCACAAATGCCCTGATCGCCCGAAACCGGTAACGCGGTGGGAAAATTCAGCCTGTCGCAACTGCGTGGAGGGAAAAAATCTTAAAAAAAATCAGCAGCGATGGACCGGAAACGAGCGACCAAGCGGACGCGGGGTTTCGCATGTTTCGCTTGATGGTTGTTCGGAAACGCTCCCAGACAAGCTCGCCGCATCTGCAAACCAAAAGCAGGAAACGAGCGATTTCGGCGTTTTTGGCGAATTTCTGCGCCAATGGCTTTCGCTAGAATTCAACGAGCTCTATATCATCGCTGCACGTTTTCAGGGCGCATCATATCCAGAGATCGCAAAAAAACTGCGCTGTTCGGTGCAGAATGTTGAGACGCGCCACGCCGACATCGTGAAGAAATTGCCAGCCATTTGGACCCTCTTTCCCCGCAAGCGCATCGGACGCCAGCGCTACATCGTTGCCGCAAGGGGTTGATTTAGCGGCCTTTTGTGATGAGTGCGCAGAAATTGACAGCAAAGCAAAAGCGATTCGTGGCGGCCTATGATGGGAACGCAACGGAAGCCGCGCTTGCTGCTGGGTATTCAAAAAAAACCGCTTACGCACAGGGGCATAGGCTGTTGAAAAAGGCTGAAATCGCTGAGGCTATCCAGAAACGAGAGCAAAAACGATCATTCCAAACGATCATGAACCGCGAAGAACGCCAGCGCTTTTGGTCTGAGATGGCCCTGAATCCAAATGCCGAAGATCGCGACCGACTGCGCGCCTCAGAGCTGCTTGGCAAAAGCGAGGGCGATTTCATTGACCGCCTCGAACAAAGCGGCCCTGGCGGAGATCCCGTCCGAACCGTAATCGAGTTCATCAAGACCCCAGCGAATGAACCGGCTGAAGATTAACGCGGCCTACGAGCCGCTCTTTGGCCTTCCTGACCGTCGCTATGTGGTGCTGACTGGCGGGCGCGGATCCGGGAAAAGCTTCGCGCTTTCGACCTGTTTGGCCCTGATGATGCGGGAACCTGGCTACCGAATTCTTTTCACGCGCTACACCCTCACAAGCGCCAAAGATTCGATTATTCCGGAATTCCAGGAGAAGGTCGAACGATTGGGGCTTGCGGGCGAGTTCGTTCCAACCGCGTCCAACATCCGCAACCGCATGTCCGGTTCAGAAATCCTGTTTCGCGGCATACGCACGGCCAGCGGGAACCAGACCGCTAAATTGAAATCGCTCCAGGGCATCAATAGTTGGGTGCTGGATGAAGCGGAAGAGCTGCCAGATTACGACACGTTCGAAAAGATTGACCTGTCCGTGCGTGACACGCGGAAGCGCAACCATGTTTTCCTGTGCCTCAATCCGGCCTACAAGCAGCATTGGATTTATCAGCGCTGGTTCAAGAACGGCCCCCGCGATGATACCGTGTACATCCACACCGACTACCGAAACAACCTCGAAAACCTCCCCCCGGATGTGCTGCGCCTGGCAGAAGAGTGCAAAACCCAGAATCTGCGCCGCTACCGGCAAGTCTGGATCGGGGACTGGATGGACGAGGTGTCCGGGGCACTGTTCCAGTGGAAGCTGATCAACGATGGCCGCGTAACGCGGGATCTGCTGCCCCAATTAGCGCGCGTGGTGATCGCGGTTGATCCAGCCGTCACCAGCACCTCAGACAGCGACGAAACCGGCATTGTGGCGGCAGGCAAGGGCGCAAACGGGCACTATTACGTGCTTACAGACGCAAGCCTGCGGGCCTCCCCGCTTACCTGGGCGGCCAAAACATGCTCGCTCTACCACAAGCACGGGGCTGATCGCGTTATTGGCGAAACCAACAACGGGGGCGATCTTGTCGAAAGCAACATCCGCAGCGTTGATCCGCACATCAGCTATCGCGGCGTCCATGCGTCCAGGGGAAAGCTCGTCCGCGCGGAGCCGATTTCATCGCTGTACGAGCAGGGCTTGGTGCACCATGTGGGCACGTTTGCAGACCTTGAGGATGAGATGGTTTCGTACACGGGGCAGCCAAACGAGGCCAGCCCCAACCGAATGGATGCGCTCGTTTGGGCCCTGACGGAGCTGTCCGGCGGAAACCGGTCCGGGGCCATTCTTCCCGCGCGTGGTTGATTTTCTGGCCATTCTTGATATGGCAACTGAAAGTTACTATTTAACGCGGCGAAACAAGATTCTGACTGCGCGCGACACCGACATGGAGCGCAACCTGCTGGTGCTGGATGGAGGCAGGCCGTATATCGAGGCGCGGCTGTGCAGGGCCCCTCACGAGGATTCGATCAGCTGGAGCGGAGACGCGGCCCTGGGGATTTATCCGCGCAAAGATCGCGCTTTCATGATCAACCGCGCGGCCAGGATCGCAAATACCCTGAATCAGTACGTCTTTGGGCAAGAGATCGCACGCGCAGGAATTTCTGAGGATTTCGAGAAGAATGCGACCAAAACGGGATTGAGCATCAACCAGGCGATGGAACGCGCTTCGCTGTTTCTCACTGCCGGACGTTGGTGCTGGATCGGGGTGGATCGCGCCGCCCCTCCAAAGGACGAAACCGGAACCCCCCGCGCACAAACTGCAGCAGAAAAGGCCGCGCGAAACGATAGGCCCTACATCACGATATGGAACCCGCGCGATGTGGTTGATTGGGCGTTCGATCTCGAAACGGGTGCGCTGCTTTGGCTGATGACCGAGGTTGTGTCTGAAAACTCGACAAGCTGGGAATCGGAGCCAATAGAATCAACCATCCGCACGGTTTGGACACCAACCGAAGCAATCGCAATCACGATCAAGGACGGCAAGGAGGAATCCCGGCAGGTTCTGCCTCATAGCGCCGGCCGCGTCCCCTTCTTCCTGCTGGGCGAGATTTCGGATGGCGCGTGGTGGTTTGACAACATCGAGCAGATACAGGCCGCCTGCCTGAACCTCGAAAGCGCCAATCACGAGAACAATATCAACGCCGGATACCCACAACTGGTACTCCCCGCCGGCGTAGTGGAAGAGATCGCGTCCAAGATGAAGATTTCAGCAGCCGGGGCGATGGACCTGGTGCGCGGCCTGAATTTCGCCGTGGTAGAGGGCACTGAAGACAACGGGATCACTCGCTATATCATGCCGGATGCCGGATCCATGCAGACCCTGCCCGAGAACCTGAAGAGGCTCGGGGCGGAAATGTACAACGCCGTTGGGCTCGGGATGCAGCAGGAAACGCGGCAGGTCGCCAGTGCGGAGGCCAAAGCGTGGGACCACCTGGACATCTCGGTGATGCTTTCCCAGCGCGCACAGCGCCTTGAGGAGGCCGAAACGTGGGTTGTGGACACCGCCCAGCGCCTGGATGCCACGTTCCAAGAGTACGAGCCGCAATATCCGCGCGATTTCGATATTTCTGAGTTTGAGACAACGATCAAGACCATAACCGAGATGCAACTGCTGGGCGGCCCCCAGAGCTTCAAAAACGAGCTGCTTTTGCAGGCCGTAGAGCTGCTGGATGACAAGTTCGGAATCCCCGAAGAGCGCAAGCAGCAGATCATCGAGGAGATTCAAAACATGACCGAGATCGTCCCGGAGTTGATCCCAGCAGGTTGATTTTCGGGCCAATGATGTAACGCGCAACGTGCGCGAAGGGTTACGGCACCCATAAAACTGAAGCGAAAGGCAAACGATGAACCTGAAAGATGTGTTGGCAAAACTGAGCAAGGGCGAGGAGTTATCCGCAGAGGAAAAGGATTTCTTGCAGAAATTCGACCCCGACAGGATGGCGGATGACAAGGCGGCCGGTGCTCGCAAAAAGGCCGAAGCGGAGCTTGAGAAAGCCCAAAAGCAGGTGGCCGATTTGACGAAGCAGGTTGAGGAACTCACGAAGAAGGCGAAGGAAAAGGAAAACGCCGGGAAATCCGACGCTGAAAAGTACCAGGACCAGATTCGCGAGATGTCCGAAAACCTCAAACGGCTGCAGGAACGCGCAGACGGTGCGGAGAAGGAAAAGAACGCGCTGGCCCGCGCTCATGCCCTGGCTGATTTGAGGGCGCGCCACAAGATCAAGTTCCAGGACGGGCTTGATCACAAGATGCTGGAAAAGGCGTTTGATGGGGTGTTCGACGGTGTTGATGATCTGTCTGATGAGGCGGCAGTCAGCACGAAGATCGAAACCTTCAAGCGCATCAACAGCGCCGCGCTGGTTGACACATCGGGAAGCGGAACCGGAGCCAAGCCGCATGTCAGTGCCGTGCAGGTCGGACGGAGCGGGAAGCCGATCGCCGAAATGAGCGAGGCCGAACGGTCAAAAGACCTGGTGAGTAAAGGTTTAATTTAACAAAAAGAAAGGTTTGAAAATATGTCGAATTCACTGATTACCCCGACAATGGTTGCGCGCGATGCGTCCATTGTGGCAAACAACCTGATCACGGTTGGAAACGTCATTAACCGCGACAAAGAAGCGGAGTTCACCGGCTCGAAGATTGGCGACAGCATGAAAGTGACTGTTCCGCCCGTTTTCGGCGATGCCGATGAATTCAGCGGTTCCACCAGCGCGACCGAGGTGACCGAGAGCCAGATTGATTTGACGCTTGAGAAACACCTGTACAAGCGCATTGATCTGACCTCCAAGCAGAAGTCCCTGGAGCTGGATGAGTTCACCCGCCTTGTCACCGTGCCGGCGATGCGCTCCATCAGCCAGTCCATTGACAAGTATTTCATTCGCAACCTGCAGGTTTTCCGCGCGAACCTGTCCGGGACGGTCGGAAACCGCCCGAGCACGATGGCGCACCTCGCCGCTGCGAACAAGACCCTCAACGACGCGCTGATTTCGAAGACCGGCCGCGTCATGCTGGTTGACACAACGGTTGAGTCGAGCCTGATTCAGCTCTCGCAGTTCACCTCGCAGGATTACGGCGCGGATGCCCCGATCGGCCTGAAGAATGCGACGCTGGGCAGCCGTTACGGCTTCACGTTCATCACCGATCCGCTGCTGGGCGCGTTCTCGCGTTCGGCCGCCGCGAATGACATTGCCGGTTCTCCGGTCATCATTTCGACGGTCGCTGCTGGTGGAACGCAGATCGGCATTGACGGCGTGACCAACGCGACCGGTACGATCTATGCCGGAACCGTGTTCACCATCGCCGGCGACACCACGCGCTACGTCGTTCGCAAGGACGTGACCGCGGTGGCTAATGCTTACACGACCGTTGACATCTACCCCGCGCTTGCCGCTCAGGCGACCGCCGAGGCCGTTGTAACGTTCGAAGACGCTGGCTACATGAACGTGGCCTTCCACCCGAACGCGGTTACTGGCGCGATCGTTGCGCCCGCTCCGCTGAACGCCAACAGCGCCCGTGCCTCGATCAACGGCATCGGCGTGCGCGTCTCGATGGACTCCAGCCTCGTTACGCTGGCTGACAGCATCGTGTACGATGTGTTCGTGGGCCTGCGCGTCATCCAGCCGAACGGCGGCTGCCTGGTGGCTGGCTGATTGAGTTAAAACCGTCCCTGGGTGTGCCTGAACCGCCGCCCAGGGACTCATTTGAGGAGAAAAAGAGATGCAGAAGTTTTGTTTGTTTGTTTTCGCGGCACTGATTTCTGTCGTGGTTTTTGCGCTCGATGACATCACGCTCCCGTCTGACGGGTCGTTTTACGAGGGCAACATTGCCACGCGCGTTTTCAGCAATCTGACCGTTAATGGCAGCATCACGGCCGCTGGTATGGTTACGGCAAACGGCGGCCTGACCGGCACGCACACCAACTACAACTGCGCTGAGGCTACGATCGGCGCGGCCACGATCCAGACCAACGCCACTGTGGGCGGGACTCTGGGCGTGACCTGTGTGGCTACGTTCTCGGACGACATCATATGCGACAAGATCATTTTCGAAGATGTTCCCGTAGCCGCATTAACCAATGATGCAGTATACGGATTCCTCGTGACCGTGAACGAAACGAACTACTACCTGAACCTGTTCCCGGCGAACGACGAATGATATTGCTGCTCCGGGCGGGGGGTTTGCCCACGTCACCTCCTTGGCCCCTCGCCCGGCAGCAAAAAACGATCATGAAAATTGAAACCTGCAAAATCTGGAAAGATGATAAATATTGCATCATCAACGTGTCCGATCTGGATGCATGGATGAAGAACGGGTGGGAGTGCGAAGCCAAAACCAGGTATATTGAAACCCCAATCGAACCGAAAGAGGCCAGCGATGGCGAAGAGAGGAAACATGGCGGCAAAGGAAAAAGAACTCGTAAAAATGCTTAAAAACACCTGCATGATTTCCGTGCCGCCGGAGAAGCAGAAGCTCTGGGAGGGGCGCGGGTTCAAGGTTGTGGAGACGAAGGAAAAGAAATAGCCGGGTCGTGCTGGAAGCATAACGCAACCGGAGGCCCATAACCCCGTTTCGCACAACGCGCGGCGGGGTTATTTTTTTGGAGAACGATCATGGCGATAGATATTACTGGTGCAGACGCTTATTTCGGGGCCACCAATCATGTGCTGGCCGCAGAATGGGCGCAATTCACAAGCACAAACCTAAGAACGGCTGCTGTCGCGCAGGCTCGCAGGATGATTGCGGACGTGGTGGACGAACTCGACACGGACGCGACCACAGAGGGCGATTTCCCCAGGCACGACGTGGCCTGCTACGAGCTGGCACTGCACCTGCTGCTGAACGGCCCGGCCCTGGGCGATGGAGATGTTTCGGCCCCGCACATTCTCAGCACCAAGGAAGACGGCAGCAAGAAGGAACAGCTTTCGATGGATACGATCCCGGCGTGCGCGATGCGCTGGCTGGTTCGGACGGGCTACGTGCGGCTGGGCCGGTTCGAGGCCCTTGAATGAACAATGCCGAGAAGGTAGGCCGGATCAGGAAGCTCAGAGCCAAGGAGGCGATGGGCTCAAGAGAGCTGCAGTCCAAGCTGCTCCGGGCTCAGCAGCGCATTGCCGACAAAATCGAAAAAGCGACTGAGGCCCCCCGCAAGCTGCTGATCGCACGGAATCGCGATGGCGTTTATGCAGACATGCTTTCGGTCTATGATGTGCTGGCGCGCGAAATAGACGCATGGATCCATGATTCCGTCGCGGTGGTGTCTCAGGATTGGCACAAGGAGGCCGTGACCGACATCAAACGGGCGATCGGGAACGAGCAGCTTGGCTCTACGCTGCTGAAATTCGACCGCGAGCGGGTCAAGACCTATTCGGAAATGATCAGCCCGGAGAACGAGAAGCATATCGCGGCCGTGTTCACAAAAAGCATGGCAGAGCAGGAAATCAAGCATCTGCGCAACGCCACCATCAGCGTGATTCGCGAGGCCAGCATTGAGGGATTGAGCGCGAACGAGATTCAGAAGCGCATTCAGGAGCGCTGGAATAAACTGGCGCGATCGGTGAGGCATGATCGTTTTGTGGACCGATCCGGGCGCACGTGGAACAATGCCGATTATCTGCGGATGCTGACACGAACCACCATGCAGCGGGTATCGCGCGACAGCTACATTGACACCCTAGCGAAGCATGGGGACGATCTGGTTAGGGTTGTGAACGTGGGCGAGACCTGCCCGATCTGCACCGCGTGGAACGGCCTCATTCTTTCTTCTTCGGGGGCGAATGCGGACAAGTATCCAACCTATCAGCAGGCGATGGATGCGGGGATGTTTCATCCGAACTGCGTGCTCCCGGGGACGCAACTTGTTGCCCCTGGTCTAAAGGCGGCGATGAGGGCGTATTATTCAGGGCCGGTTGTCTCAATAACATTTGCAAGCGGGCGCAGGCTTTCCGTCACCGTAAATCACATGCTTCTCGGGCAGGATGGATTCGTCACAGCAAAGATGCTTCGCAGTGGAGACTATATATTCCGCTGCGCCGATTCCGACGGGATGCCGTTTATCACACCAAACAATGATTTGGGTGAGCCCGTTTCGCATAATAGTTCCGGTTCTGTTGGGCTCTCTTGCGACATGGCGACCACTTCCGTGCCAGCCGCCCCCGAAAACCTCCACGGCGACGGGGTATCCGTTAAGGGCAATATCAACATTGTATTTTTCGACAGCCTTTTGCGGGGTGACACTGACTCCGAGACTCTCAATAAGCTCCGCGAGTTTGGCTTCAGTTGCGGAACCGAAACCGCCTACGACTTCTCTTGTAATAGCACGCTTCACCAACTCTTGGCGGCCTCTGCTGACGCCTCTGACGGCCGCATGGGCAGCCTCCGCTTGACGCTTGCGAGCGGTGGGGCTCATTTGAGCAGCCCGAACCTTGCCGGCTTCAGAATGGCTTCTAATTGGAACCCCGCGAAGCGCGAACTTGTTCAAAAGGCACGAGCGGCTGCAGCCGAGCGCATTGGAAAGGTGATAGAGGGATTCTCCGGATTCGTAACGGCTGATCGCGTCGTTGATGTTAATATCACTTCGTATGATGGACATGTTTACGACCTCCACACATTTTCAACAATGTACCTCGCAAATGGATTCTTGTCCAGCAACTGCGACTGCAGCCTTGAGCGCGTGGACGAAAAGCTCGACAAGGACGAAGCCAAGCGGCAGGCCGGCCGTTCGAACCCAGATGAGTTGAGGGCCGTGGCGGATGGCCCCGTATCGGCGGCGGATCGCGCGAAGATCACCGAAGCCATGCAGGATTACAGCGACCGTCTGGCGATGGATGCAAAGATTGCCGGCGGCATGAGCGAGGAGGATGCCGAGATTGACCTGATCAAGGACAAGCTCAAATGGAATCTTCAGGTTGCGGGGATGGATCGCTTTCACGGCGAGGTTGACCGCTTGGACAAAGAATGGCTGCGCCAGATGGACCGAAAGAAGGTGCCGCAGTTTCAGGTTGCCCCCGCGAATGCGGAGCATGGCTGGAATCGCGATTCATCGAGGGGCGGCATCATCTATCTTGGGCGCGATGCCGGCGATCCCGGCGGCGATCCGGAAGCGTTCAAGAAGGCGTTCTATTCGTTGCAGGTGAAGCGTGGGCTGGGTGTGCGACAGGAGAAGCCGCTTAAGATCAATTTCGTTGTCCCTAAAAGCAAACGCGCAGAAACAAAAAAGGTTCTTGCGGCCTCAAAAGTTAGATTTTATGGCGTCAAAGTTAAAGACCCAGAAATAAAAAAAGATGTTGAAATCCCGATGACGGGAATCAAGCACGCATTGAGCGGGAATCCGTCGCCAGAGGATGTTGCCGTTATTGCACACCTGCCCGAACTGATTCGATTAAGTAAAATATGGTCAAAAGAGAAAGACAGGAAGGCGAGAAAAGAAATAAAGGCTGTTTATAAAAAAATCATTCCTGTAACAATGAATGGAGTTGAAAAGAACGTCTTCATCACAATACGCGACACCAATATGGGGGCAAGGTACTATAACCACAAGGTCGAAAATATTGAGGCCCACCGGGACTAACGTGGGTGTCGCCTTTCAGCGTTGCACTGCCACTCCGTGCGATGGGCCTCTCTACCTATAACCTACATATCAACCGGAAGAATTCAAGCGCAAAAGGAGAAAAGAAATGACCGAAACCGTCCACACCGTAACGCCCTCCGAAATCGTCGCCCTGATCGTGACCTGCAGGAAGTGCGGCGCGCGATCCTCGCTTCCAATGAGCTTCAACCAGCAAGCCATTGAGTGCCCATGCTGCAAGGCCCTGCTGGTTACAAACGACGCTGTAAGAGCCGCCGCAGCCATAGAAACCCTGCGCCGAAACGAAGCGGACGCCTGCAAGGTTTCATTCCAAATCGCCGAATAGATGTTGATTTTTCGGCCATTGCTATATGGCAGTGGACGTTAAATTGATCGGTTTTGACAGGGTTTTGAAAGACCTCGCGCGGGTAAAGAATGAGGCCCCCAAGAGCCTTGAGCGAATCCATTACCGCATTTCCACGCGCTGGCGCGACTTCGCGGTGCGCTATGCCCCCAAATCCCCAACCGACAAGGAGCGCAAGAAGCAATCCCGTGCCACGGCCGCACAATGGAAGGCGGCCCGGAAGCGCCGAAGCAAGACCTCCACCAGCCGGCGGAAGCCTGGCGGGTTGATGCATTCGATCACGGCGCGAAGCAACGAGAAATTCGCGGAGGTTTTCGTCCCCGTCAACAGCGAGGCCGGGGGCTATGCCTTCAAAATGCACGAGGAAAAAGGGCAAACCTGGTTCAAACGAGGGGCCGGCACCATTGCCAAGGGCGCAAAGGCGGATGCGAAATACATCACGCGCGCCGGCGAGGATGAGGCCCCCAGATTCATCGAGATCATAAACGACGAGCTGGAACGGCTCAAAAAGGACTGAGATATGGCCTACAACACAGCAGCTTGGACAGACGCGGCATGGGCCGTCTATACCGCACTTTTGACCGCCACGAGCCACACAGACGGCAAGAATGCGTTCATGGACATCAATCCGGGTGTCGCGGATGCGTTTTTCTTCGCTGTCGGGGGCGGCGATGATGTGCGGTCGCTGATGGCTGACACGGTGCCGGTGGATCTGCACATGGATGCGGTGATTCATGGCCAGTTCACCACCCAGGCCAAAGCGCGCGCGTTCGGCATGGCCGTTCTGAAGGTGCTGCCGATGGTGAACAAGACCCCAAACATGAAGCTTTTCCGCCCCAAGCGGCTCCCGGACGTGACAATGGACCTGGTGGACATGCCCAACCGAAAGGACAAGCTGATGCTGTGGATCTGCTCGTTTGAATGCGAAATCGTGTTCACCACGGACTATGTGAGCCCGTAGCGGTTGATTTTCTGGCCTTCTGTGAGATTAAAAAATGGCGACATTAACCATAAACTTGAATCTGGCGGTTGACGGAACGGTAAACGACGCCGAAAACTTCAACCCGTCCAATATCCAGCTTACGGAGCTGACTGGCGATTTCCAGCGGGGGCACTACACCCTGAACACCACGGACTGGAAAACGATCAATCCGGGCGAAATCGTGCCGGTGCTGTGGTACTTCCAGAACAACGACAGCACCCATTCAATCACGCTGTCGTTTGGAACGGATCAGCACGTTTTGCCGCCGGGGGTTCCGGCGTTTATACCGTCAACAAAAATACCGATTGCGAAAGCTGTAACAGGAACGCCCCAGTTGATCTGGGCGGCGTACCAGTAGAATAGGAGAAAAAGTCATGGCATGGAATTACGCACACGCACACACGGACGATCCGCTGGGTCTTGCGACCGAGTCCGGAATCATCCTGGTTGATTTGGATCCACAGGAGAACGGCGCTAGCCAGTACGTTGAAAGCCGCCGCGCTGACAACAAGATTCTTGAGGTGCTGGAAGTCAATCCGGCCGATCAGGTCACGGTGAACTATGAGGTCCATGCCGATTCCACGCTCACGCTTGCGTTTGGCGTGCAGATCGGCGCAACCGGATACGTACTGACATCTGCCAACATCAGCGCCCCGTCTGACAACTACATCACCGCATCTGTGACCGCGATCAAACTTTCAGCGATTGCGAAAGTTGATCTTGTGAACGGCGCAACCGAATCTATTGACGTGGTGGGCGGCTTTGGGGTTCCGAACGCGCTTGGTTCCGGGATTACAGTGGCGGCGAAGGGCTTTATTTCCGGATCTCTGAGTGTATCCACGAACGTAGCCGAGGCGTTTGAAAGCGCAGACTACAAGACGGACGGCTACCTGATCACCTACATCCGCAAGCAGTACACCTTTGAGGCGCTGTCGCAGCTTACGATGCCGGGCACCTGGTACGGGGCCGTTAATTCGGAGCCGAAATCCAGCCGCGAAGGATGGAAAATCTACTCATATCAGGGCTGGCTCGAAACACACATGAACGATGCCTGATGCACCCCCTTGCAGAATCATCCGTCCAACAATTAAAATCTCAGGGGCTCCGGTTGGAGCTTCTGAGGGACTTTGACGATCTCTGCAAACTGAATGATCTGGCGTCCGGTGTAACCGACAGCGAACCGGCCCGCGAATGGGTGCGCAAAATGACCCCCGCTGTTCCGCTTGGGAATGTCTGCCTTTACCGGCTCACGCTCGGTGCAGAGGATTTCGTGCAGTGGGCAATTGAATGGTATCGCGATGATGTCTCGGTGGCGTTTGTGATGTCGCTCTCGAACTCTCCCGAGAAGCTCTGGCGGATCAACAGCAAGGCCGCTTTCCTTCGGGCGCTGCTTATCTGGAAGGCGAAGGCAAACTTCACGAGGCGCGAAATGAACGAGGCCATGCTTTCGATGCAGCAGGCCGAAAAAAGCATCGAGAACGAACAAAAGCGCGTGGATAAATCCGGCAATTACGGGTGGCTCGTGGAGGGGTTGTGCGCAGAGCACGGCATGGGGCCGGAGTATTGGATTTGGAAAGCGCCCATGGAGATGGTGCAGATGATGGCGACCGCGTATGTGGCGCGGAAAGAGCGCGAGGCCAGGGCCGCAGGGGGCAAAACCAATCCGGACTCCGAATATGCCGCGAGACTCTACCGGTTCCGCACCTTTGAGGAAACCTTCCGCAAAAAACTGATGGAGGCGGTCTGATGGCTGGCAAGTTCTTAGGGTTCAAGATCGTTGCGGAGAATCTGATGAAGGGGGACATAGATTCCGCCATCAAGGAAATGAACCGCCTTGAGCATGAGATGGAGCGGCTTTCCGATAAGGCTAAAAAATCAAAGTCAGTCATTGTGACGGCGTTCAAGGGGATTTCAGCCGGAGTGAAGGGGATACTTGGCGGCATAAAAAACATATTTCGGGCCGCATTCAGCCTGCCCTCCATCATAGCCACGTCCGGGGCTGTGGCTGCGCTTGGCGGCGCGATCAAGAAGGCTTTTGATTTCGAGACCTATCAGCAGCAGTTCAAAACACTGCTTGGGTCAATGGGTGCGGCAAAAGAACGCTTTGCAGAATTGAAGACACTTGCCGCGAAAACGCCCTTCGAGATGGAAGAGCTGATTGAGGGGTCTAAACTTCTTGAAGCCTTCGGGTTCAAAGGTAAGCAGAACATCGAAATCTTGACCAAGATCGGGGATGCTGCTGCATCTCTGTCGCCCGAAAAACTCAAACAGATGGCTTTCTGGGCAGGCCGGTTACGGATCGGGGCGGAATCCGGGCAAACCGGAGAAGCCACCAACGAGCTTTTGCAGATGGCTGTCATTACCGGGCAGGCAAAAAAGGAAATTGATTCCCTTGCACAGGCGGGCGCATCAGCAGATGCGATCATGGCGCGGTTTGAGGTCGAACTTGGAAAGTTCTCCGGCGGGATGGAGGAACTTGCTAAAACCGGAAACGGTCTTTTTTCAACGCTGAAAGACAACTGGACGCTGGCGCTGGCGACCTTTGGGGAGAGTCTAAAATCTGTTGCAAAAGACAGCCTAAGTGAGCTGATTGATCTTCTGGAAAAATTGAGAAGTAACGGATCAATCACAGAATGGGCCAACCGCACAGCGTCCGCTTTGTCTGTGTTAAAAAGTCTTTTTGCCGATTTGTTTGATGATCAAAAAAGATCGCAGGCGCTGCACGACATCGGCGCTGTTTTTACCGCAATCGGGTCAGACCTTGTTTCAGCGCTATTAAAGGCCGCTCCGTTTATCGGAAGTGTTATCGGGGATGTCGCCGGAATGACTATTGCGAATTGGGCAAGGAAGAAAGGTGAGAACTCAGTATATCGCGATCAGGCGAAACTTGAAGCTGACGAATATCTAAATTCGCATCCGTATGATGAAAACGGACTAATCTATAACGGCAAAACTTCTGCCGGGAAAGCAAGGCGAAAAAAACTTGAAAAACAATTTTACGACCAAATCCGCGCAGATATGGCAAAGCAGGAAGGCATTGATCTCGTAAACGCATGGGGCGGTGAAAATGCAACCGGTCGTGTTATTGAAGAGATTAAGACGCGGCGCGGAGTATCGGCGGACGACATTCGCAAGCGAAGAGAAGATGAAGAAAACCAGCAAGCCCTAGCGGAATCAGAAGCGTTAAAAAAATCTTTTGAGGGCATTACATGGTCTTCAAAGACCCCGCCGAAAGAGGAACGCAGCACCCCGGCGTCACGGGCCGCAGCAATGCAATCTGCCGCTAATCCCGCACCCAAGTTGAAGGGCTACGAGGAAGCCTTTGAAAAGGGGCCAGACCCCGAAACCAAAAAGCAGACCGAGCTGCTCGCGCGGATCGCCGACAACACGAAGCCGATGGGCAAGGATGAGTTCATTCGCGGGATGGCGGAGCAGGATCGCGCAGCGGGGGGCCTGGCGATGAGTGCGGGGGCGAAGCGTTTCCGCCAAAAGCTCACCGGCTCCACGACCCGCTCAATGGGCGAAGCGTTTGCGGATAAAACGGCCTCTTTCGGAGAGGGCCGCGAGCTTCTCAAGCAGATGATTCTTTCGAACGAGAACCTCAAACGGATTCACGGCAAGGTGATCGGAATAACGGAGTAAAGCTATGGCGGGCGGATCAGATTTTTTCTTTGTGAGTATGCAGGATTCCTCCTATCTGCACAACAAGCCCTATGGATCGAAGCCCCAACTGGATAAGGAGGGCAATCCGGTCACGCGCACCGAAAAGGATGCGGACGGCAACATCACCGTGACGGAGCTTTACGAAACCATCGAGGCCGCCTATATGACCCCGATTGTAGACATCACCATCCAGCGGCAGGTGCAGCCAAGCGGGATAAACTTCACAAAATCGAACGTGATGGAGAAATCCGGAATCCTGACTTTCACAGTCGGGGGCAGCGTGAAAACCCGCTCGCTTGGCTCCGGAAAATACTTCTACTGCATTGACCACCGCCGCGACGATCCCCAGCAGGCGGATCACTTCATCACCGAAACCGAAACATGGCGCTATCAGGGCGATGAAGAGTTCATGTATGTGATCAACCCCGCACCGGAGGCGTAACTGTGGGCTTGATGAGCTACACGCCCGGCAAGGTGCCCTCCCGGATCGTTGCCGGCCAGAATCTTCGCGCCGGCGAGCTGGAAAGCATCTACCGCTTTGTGCGCAACGCGAAGGGCGTCGGGTGCAAGGTGCGCGTGGATGGCGACGGCGGATTGCTGGTGGATGTGGCAGAGGTCGCCACGGCGAATTCGATAAATTGGTCTGCATTCCCGTTTGGCGCAACCGTTGGGGG